TTTTCACAATTTGCTAAACTACACGGAAGCGTTTGCATTTCACTTATGTAGTCGCTCGAATTATCATATGGACTGTCTTTCGGAGGACAATCTTGCGCCCCTTCTTCTAGATCAATCGAAATGATATGATTACCTTCTGTATCCCAGATGCAGCAACATCTTCCCGGCAATGGAAGACCAGTGCATGGAACCACAACGGGATTGCTGTTCCCTGATGGTTCACAACCATTGCCGCTAGTATCTTGAAAAACAGTATCAATGTTGTTATTTGTATCAAGATCAAGTTGATAACATGTATAACCATCAGTTGCAATGCAACCCATATATTCGCCAGTCTGCGAATCGAATTGACAACATGCCCCATCTGTTATTCCGTTCGAACAATATAGAGTTTCATTGGTTTGTTCATTTTCAATACTCATTAAGAAACAACAGTCTGCTGTCTCACAGTTTTCTCCCTCATGCCAAAAACCTTCACCTACTGCGTCAATGCATTGTGCCTCAGTTGCGTTGTAGCAGTCATAGTCATATACAAACTCATCATATGGTCCTTCAAAATCACCGCCGACTTCCATAGAGATTCCTTGAGGAATACAACAAACCCCTGATGTTGGAGGTCTACAATTTACTGATCCAATAACAGGCAGATGATCTCCACAAGTTGCTCCTAGTTGCCAAGCATCCCCTCCAGAACCACCCTTCTCGGGCAAATTCAAACATCCACCAAATGTTTTTCCATCTGTACAATAAGTTATTCCAGCAGGAGAAACAAACGAACCACAACAGGATCCAGTAGGCCAAGAACAAGGCCAAGAGTTATCAAAGGTAGTTCCAGAATTGCATGTGCTTCCAGATCCTCCCCAATATCCTCCAAGTCTCGCACAACCTCCAGCAGTATACCCGAATAGATTATCAAGATCTCCACTTAAACAACTTCCATCAACACAACAAACACCTTGGCCTGTTGTACCAGTTTGACCGCATCCACCAGCAGCATCTATAGCTGCACATGTGCTTTCTGCTCCTCTAGGAACTCCACCTAAACGTAAACATTCACATGGTTTGAGATCGCTACAATATGGAACACCCGTATGAGGAAGTCCGGTTGCATCCATAGGAGGATCAAAACAACACGCTTGATTTTCAGCAGTAGAACCGGCACAACAATCATAAGAATAACAATCAAAGTTTTTACCGGCAAAAAATCCACCTCTAGCATCACATCCTTCCTTTGTCACCATGTAACAAAGGCCTGAAACACAACAAGCACCAGTATCACAATCTACCTGTTCGCATGTTCTGTTTGGATTAAATTTTCCTCCTGCCTCATAACAACCTTTTAATGTTGTATTGAAACAAGTGCCATCCATAGAACAACATGCACCAGGCAGTGTATTCGGATCGACACTAAATGATTGGGATCTTGTTCTAAACTGAATACTCATTAATATCCTCCACCATATGTATTCGAACTTCCCCCACTACTAGGCGGATCTGAAGCCGGTGGAGTAGATCCTGAGGCAGGCGGAGGGGTTGTTGAGGTTTCAGTAGTATCAACATCTTGTCCAACATAGTCTCCGTGGAATTGTGTTTCTCCCATTACCAAACCATTAGGCATATAGTAAACTATTTGATTAATCGTATGCGTATGATAACCGGCAGTAGTTTCTCCATCTCGCACCAATCCCGGATTGGGACTTGCATTTCTTGCTCCCTCTGCCGTATTATACAAGGGATAATAACCATTCAAGTCAAACGGACCTGTTTCTCTTTCTTTTGTTTTATAGAATGTTCCACTTCTTCTTGTTCTATACTTTTGATAATTGTCAGAATTTTCTATATTTTCAGATTTGACTTTCCATGTTCCTCCGGAGCTTTCACAATATTCTTGACTGCAATTTATGATTTTACCATCGGGGAAAGAACATCTTCCTGATGGTGTTTCCATTTTCATCTTCTGCATGTTCAAAGTCACAGAGTCCGTAGATTTGATATCTCTTGGAGTATGTGATCTCGCTGTTGAACATGATGTCCCAGAAACAACTCCTCCAAGTCTTCTAGCAACAAAATTCTCTGTATGTTTTGGAACAATAATTTCAACACAATCAGTTCCAGATATCGGAGAATTCACAACCGGGAATTTGACTGCAACTTGTCTCATACTTATTTCTGACAGATCAAAATTTCCACATCCACAATAATCATTCAAATCACTACTTGCAGTATACCAATCATAAAAACCAGCAGGATCAGATTGCATGATTGTCTTTTCAGTTTCATATACCATCTTCATAGCCATAAGATGATCTTTTGTTAAATTCGCATTCATTTCAGAGGAGTGAACTATAAACATTTCATCTATACTCAGAGGTCTTGATATTCCGTGGCCACCGATACTGGACATCTGAATAAAGTGTTCTCTTCCATTTTGATTCTGAGGTATCACACTAAACTCTGAAAGATGACTGTAAATTTCAGGAGTATAAGGGAAGAACACTTGATACTCTTGATTTTCATTTATGTCATCAAACCATGATCCTTTTCTAACAATATACTCATAAACATCAAATATTGGTTCACATCCACTACTTGAACAAAGTATGCCGGATAACTGCTCTCTTGCCGCAGGAACAGGTTGTATGCCATCGGTGGCGACTATTTTCGGAGCAACTCTCGATCCTCTTACTGGAATTACTATCGGTTTATATTCCAAGCTCGATGCCTCTTCTGATGCTGCATCACACAATCCATCTTGTGCTAGTTCTCCACATGTTGTATCAGGATAGAACGAACAATCGCACTCATATGATCCATCTTGACCAAGAGGATCTGGACATAAATTACGTTCATATCGTTTTTGTGTGCATTCCTGTTCAGTCATATATGTGCAAGAACTACACTCTGGACACTCTGGTAATCCATCATCTGAATAATCTTTACAGCAACAAGCACCACCAGTTGTAAATGCTGTGATTGGACAATTTTCACAAGATGTTCTACAATTTGGATCTCTTGGAGAATTTGAGCAGAAATTATTTCTAGATTTCGTTTCATCACAATCAGGATCACAAGAACAACATGCATGTTTCACAAAGGAGGAATCATCCCTCACATCTTCTACACTTGTGGCAGAACAGTTACAATGGAAGACACAAGCGTTTTCTCTAAACTGACAATCTGTTCCCATTGTTCTGCTGTCTCTACAAGGTCCGCCACATTCAAGAGCGAGTGGACCGTTTACCGCCAATAAACAATCATTGAAACTTAAACTGGGGAATCCCTTTGGTAAAGCACTCGTTGTTCCTCCACACTCTTCTTCGGTGCAACAACATTTTCCTAGAGTGAAGTTAACACCATAAGATCCATAACCATAAGTTTTATTAAATTTGTTTTGAATGTTAGCACATGTAGACTCGGTTACATTAAAACATGAAAAATCTAAATCTCTAGTACATGAGTCTATAATTGGATAGATACAACAAGAACCAACTTGGGCTCCGGGAATGTTTGCACCAGATCTTTGATCTCCGCCGTCTCCCGCTCCTGATCTTGTTCCTTCAATAAATTTTCCGTTTTCGTCAATCTCTCCACAATATTCAGTTCCAACTCCCTCACTGCGGGCACAAGAACAAGCTCCTTGGTGACTATACTCTGGGGGGAGATTGGATAGTTTGTATTCAGACCATCGAAGATCTCCATAACTAATATTTGTATCAAGTAGTTTTGCTTCACAAGCGCCTGAAGATATCCTGTCTTCACAATACATTTGATATGTGTCGTCATCCTGTTTTTCAGTCCAACAACAGTGACCATAAATTATAAATGAGTAACCTTCAAAGCTCGGTGTGTCGAACTCGCCTCCTCCACCTTGACTTAGGCATCCTCCGGGAAAACTTTCAATCTCTTCGGGAGTAGCATCCGGAGGACACATATTTATAAGTCCTTCTTGATCATTTTCTGCTAGATTTAATGTTGGATAACCACCAGGTCCGCCAGGAGTTGTAATAAATTCGTCACAGGAGTTACTAAAGCTATAGAAAGTTGAAGGATCTCCATAATACTGAGTGTTTATACAACCCTCATATTCTCCAGAGTTACAACATATACATGCATCATACTCTGAACCCCCCTCACTGTAAACGCCACAATTTATGCACGCACTTTTTACTGGTGCGATTTCCGGACAAGCACAAGAGACGGTATCACATGTGCTGTCATGGCCCATGTAAGTTCCCTCAATCTCTCTGCACTCTAAAGGTCTCATTTGATCTAAGCAAGTATTTTCATCCGCACAACAAGCACCATAAAATCCTTCATATGAACAACATGAAGTTTTCTCACAAAAAGTATTGTCTCCTTGATAGATGGTATATGATGGCTCTTCCAACAGAACACCACATTCATATGCTGTATAACGATCACAACCAAGGTAAATACCTTCGCCACTAAACTGACAACATGCACCCAAGAGTCCAAAGTTTTCATCACAAGGATCTCCACATGGGAACTCGTCAGTGCATGGAATAAGTCGTCTAAACAAACCACCAAACTTTTCACATTTTTCTCTAGTCATCCAGTTACTTTTATCGGGATCTGAATTTCCTCCATAATCAATACAACCTGCTTGCTCGGACTCTGTATCATTATTTTTATTTAAACAGCATGAACCCCAGAGAATAGGATCTGCCTCATCTTCTTCTGTTGCTCCATATTGACATGATTGTTCACATGAAGAATTAATATTCCAGAAATAATTATCACCTTGATTTATGCAATCAAGCCTTGTTATAAAATCTTCACATGTTTCTAACTCTGCGTTACAACAACATCCAAGTGCAGTAACATCTTCGGGAGGACCGCTTATTCCGTAACCAAATCCAGCGGGAGTGACAAACCAATTTTTGCCATTGTCATAACTTAAACAGTTTAGAATATCTCTTCCGGGAGTAAAGGTAACACCATCCCTTGGCATATAGAATCCTTCACCGAATTGAATTCCCCTAGGTCCACCATCAATAATCAAAGTTACACTTACAGATTCGCCATATTCCGCAGTGTCTCCTCCAGTGATTCCGTCCCATGAAGGATTATTTACAATCGGATTTCTATCAGCATGGAAATCCAAAGTTATTCCTTTCAAATTGAAAGGAGCATAAACTAAGTGAACATTTCCTGTGGTTGTATTAATATAGAAAGAATCAGACTCTACGCCGTTTATAGCATTTCCATGAATATGGAAAAACTCAGAGTGGTTTATAAATTTAGTGGTTATTGTTCCCCATGTTAGTCCATCGTCTCCAGCACCAGCAGTAAGACCTACAGCAGTAAATGTTAAACCATGAGCATCATTGGCATTTGTTCTGCCCGCTAGGTATGCGAGTTCGCCAATACTATCACTTGTTATTCCTCCAAAGTGACTTGCAACAGGACCACTGATTCCAATCATCGTATGTGTAGCGCCTGTTCCAATGCCTAGTAGGTGATCATAATAAAGAACTATGTCTCCACTTGAACATATTCTTTTAAATGTCAGTGTAGCTCCGGATATTCCAGTGGTTATGTTTGTCCCCCATGATACTCCATATGGAACCTCATTAATAAATATACTTGTTTCACCGCCTCCTGTATTTGCAAAATGAGCAGTTCCCCCAATAACAGGCCCAGGCTTTCCTGTTAAACCTCTCGGGGCAGCAGTCGCTTCAATACCATTTTCATCTAAGAATCTAATTACCCAATAGTTGTAATTAGGATCATTTTCTCTTGTTTGGAAAAATGTTCCAAATATGGTAGAACCAGTTGGACCCGCTAACCCTGTAGGTCCGTCGCTTCCGGCTGCACCAGTATCACCACTAGCACCTGCGGTTCCAGATACAGGAGGTCCGTCTGCACCATATGGTCCAGTGTACGCTCTGATCGCACTACTCTCAAAAGATGGTCCAGAAGTATTTCCTATTAGGCTTACCATTTAAAAAGTCCTTTCTACTATTTAGTACCCAGAACCGTAAGATGGCGAAGAAGGCGGAGAAGAAGGCGAAGAAGGTGAAGAAGCTGGAGCAGAACTAGGAGTAGTCGTGCTTGTGCTTGTTGTGGTTGTAGAAGTCGATGTAGTTGTTCCAGAACCAGAGGAAGATCTTCTTGTAGCACCGGGACATGAACCACATTTTCCTGGCTTGTTTCCGGACACACATGTCTTTTCACACTCTTCGCATTTTACCCAATCTGTTCTATACTTTCTAACTGCTGAACATTCTCTCTTCGTTAGAGAAGAACATCTTCTCAGATCTCCCTGATTATAAGAACCGTCAGACCTTCCAGTTTTCATATATTGACAACAACATCCAACTTCTTCTTCAGATTTTTTCTGACCTGTATTATCATCTGATATGATGTTTCGACAAGCTGTCTCTTGTTCTCTTAATTCAAAAATTACTTCATCTATTTTTTGATGTAATTGTAAATCATCTTGAGTTTCTTCTGTGCCGGATAAAGAGTGTTTGTACTCTTCGAATGTTGAAATTAATTTTTCTTCTTTCTCTCGATCTAATCTACAAAGACAACCATAATATGATCTTAACTTTGCAGTAATTCCTTTGCTGGTTCTATTTGAGCAAACTTCACATTTTTCTAAACCGACCATCTTAATTAGATTGGTAACGTCTTTCATCTCATTAGATAAAAGTTCAGGTAACGTGTGTGAAATATTTTTGAGCAATGAATGATATTTTTTATTTACTTCGGTTTTACATTTTCTATTTTTGTTTGGAGAAAAATTAGTTACGTTTTCATTTATTCTTGATCTAAAAACCTTTTTAGATTTTCTTGCTTTTGCCAACTTATTACGAGTATCAGGATTCAAACTATTTTCGCCACAGTTGTTGCAGCACAAATCATCCTTTCTTGTAATTCTAGAATCACAAGCTAGAACACTCCAGCGATTTTCAGATCCTTTATTTTTTTCACGACACTGATGAACTGTAAAGCCATTTTTACAAACTGCTCTATTTTCATTTTTATCATAGTAACAACAACTTCCAATTTTTTGAGATCTTGTTCCTTCAACATTTGTCTTTTTATTTTTGCAGTTCACTCCATTGTTTGGTTGAGGATACTCATCTTTACAATAAGAGGCTGCTCCCATCCACTCTCCACCTCGGGACTGACATAGATCTTTTGTATGCTTCGCTTTACAATCACCATTAGGCATACAACAAGCACCTTTACGATTTCCGGGTTTCGGATCGTAAAGATTTGTTTTTCTTTTATTTCTTGCTGTAATTTTTCTCTTTGCCATTTAAATCCTTTTAGATATTACCATTTAGACATGATTCAGTAAATCCACAATCTCCAGCATCTTGATTTCCAAAGACTGGACAATCCACTCCCGCAAGCCATTGTGATCCTCCAAATCCATCATCGCCATAAGGTGCGAGGCATTCTGCTTGGGTCGTGTAAACACAACATCCAAATTGATCGTCCCCTCCTGCTCCATCACTACAACCTGCTGGTATTCCCACCTCCCAGAAACCCTGAGCATCATCCTCCCAAGCATTTCCTTGATTGATGCCTCCCTGTATCTCTTTACAAGCAAACGCATGAGTTTTTGAGCAATCTCCATCTTCTGTTCTACAAGTTTTAAATCCACAAGGCTCATTAAATATACCATCGGTATCAATACAACTTGATCCCGGTCCTTGGAAATAACCTTCGGGACAATCTCCTGCTGATTCAGCTTGATAGCAACATTGGTTCGCTGATCTACTTGATCGATTTCTCCCAGAATCTCTACTGCATTGAGAACAGTTAACATTGGGAGCGCCGTCACAACACTCGGTACAACTGTCTGTTGTTTTCCTTATTACACACTCGTTGCCATCCGTATCTTCTCCCCCACATTCACCATAGGTGCTTTCTTCGCATGTAATATTTACAATGTCTCCTTGGCATGGATTGCCGTCAGAATCCTGAAGGGACCTTTTTGTTGTCACACAGCAGCAAGTAGGATCATCATCATCATAACTTTGCCCGTCACCAACTCCTTCACAATCCATCCATGTTGGACATCCTGCTGGTCCTCGATAACAGCAATCTCCCTCTGAACAACAATCAAATCCTGAAGTCGAAATAAATGTCCCAGTACAATTATCGCCCGCATCAAGGACATCGATGAAGTATTCCTGCAATAAGGTGCATTCCTCTTGATTTGCAACTCCTGTGATACAATGATTATATCTGTTTTCACAAGTTTCTTCATTTCCTTCAGTGCTAGTGCATGTTCTACCTCTTCCGAGATAATCTCCATCACATGCCGCTTCATCGTCGGCTTGGATACATCCGCCATCATCAGGACAACAGGCGCCCGGTCCATCTGCAAAGTCTTTGAGACACTCATAACTCATGCAACATACTCCAACGCCACCGCCGCCTGGGTCGCATGTCGGAGTTGTATTACAACAAGCACCTTGGCTGCAATCTATAGGTCCTCTTCCTGTAGCCCAGGCGCCTGGGAGACATATACAACGAGGATCTTGTGTATCACAGAAACCACCATCTTCTACTCGAAGATGACAAGCTGGATCTTCTCCTAAAACTGGCACACATGACCAACGTGGATGGAAAGTGCCCAGTGAGGCCTCACACTGATCTTGAGTGGTATCCGTTGCAAAGCCGCTATTACAGCAACAACCTAAAACCTCTCCTTCCGATCCGCCACAACCACTCGCACAATTTTCACCATCAACACAACATGCACCAAGTCCGTCATAACCACATCCGGGATCTGCTTGATAATCTCCTCCCATAGATGGTCCATTATTATCTACAATAATAAGAGGATCATTCCAATTATGAAAATCCGAACACCAGCTGCCGAATCTAGGATCACTAATTAGACTGCCATCTTCGGCAGGAAGTGGCTCAAAAGATGGATGAAACGGATCTAGGTTTTCAGGCTTTATTCGACAAGGATGAACTCCAGAATTAACACTTCTTTCAGTGCCGTTTGAGTCTCCTCCTCGTCTATTTGTATCTCTAGAGTATGCCATATATTATCCTATCAATCTGCTTCACATGGGTTTTCTGGGAATGTATCGCTACAGTTATTGCCGTGAGTGTATCTATCTACTCCAGTGCAATTCTCTTCATATGTATTCGAGCAGTTAGAAGTGTGTAACTTTCTAAAGATTTGATCTTCAACATAATCCAAATCTTCTGGAGTTTTGACAATATACATTTTATGATCGGTATCTCCCCAATCAACATTCTCAGTTCCCGCTTGCGTCATATTGTGCATCTGAAGCCAAGCATCTATGATTACACAATATTCTGAGTTACCGTTCGCAGGGACTCCGGGAATTGCGATTGAATATACTTTAATTCCTGCTGCTGCCATCTCCGTTAAAATAGTGAAAGTTGGATCAGAAGGAACATTCCAGTTGACATCATGACCATTACCAACCATTATCAGTGTCTTTCCGTTTTCGGGATTTTGCGATTCTGCAAATTTAGTCTTCACTTGCGCCAGTGCATCTTCAATTTGTTGACCATTTTTATCACTTACATATAACTGTTCTAAACTAGTATTTGTTGCAGTGAAATCATTTTGGAAATCTGATACTTCTTCAAAGAATGGTCCTTCTGGAACAGTGGATGTTGGTCCCCAATATGAGAATATTGACATGTTGTACGAGTCCCCATTACTACTCGCTCTAGTGAACATGTTTTGTAAGACAGGAACAATACTTTGCATCGCATTGTTTCCACTTCCATTTGGATTATCTAAGAAACATTGTTGATTGTCGTCTGGATTCGTCATGTTAGAAGAAATATCTGCAAGAATAATAATATCTTCAGAAGTATTAGAATCGTAAGAGCAGCATGTTCCTTGTTCGGCGCAATTTACATCTCCGCCATCTTCGCATGTTTGATTGTAATACCAAGTTCCTCCAAGTCCATTGCAATCATACTCTGATATTTGCCCTTTACATTCGGCGTCACCATTAGCATCAACACCACAACATGCGCCTAGAGGAGTAGGATTATATGTACCGAAGCAACTGGTATCTTTCTTTGGTATACCTCTTAAGTTTCTTCTCGTTACAGTATTTCCCTGTGATCCGTCTAAGGACTTAGAGGGTTGAGCAGAGTCGAATGATGATATTGCTCCTAACTGGCATCCTTCACAATTTAGTGGAACACTCAAATTCATTCCTAAGTTACTTGTGATAAATTCTCCAGTACAGAAATCTGCATTAACATTTTCAGGACTCCAACATTCGCCACTTGGATCATTTAATGTCCAGTCATATGATCCATCGAACAATGCAGGACATGTTTGTGAATCTAAACAATATTTGTATGTTGATTTCCAGCAACCTGTATCTGAATTAGATACGGCTGGATTTTTTGCGTATTCATGTGCAATACTATTCCAACCACACAACCAACCAACTAAGTCGGTAGCTTTCAATTCATGAACACCATCATCATATTGATCCAACCATGAATAATATTCAGTGTCAGTATTTATGTTGTCCCAAGGTAAACTTACTACCTCATTAACAACTCCAGGCCATCCTTTCGCACCAAGAGAGATACAGCAAGATCCATCCTGTAATGAATACTTTTCTTTATCTCTTTCGTTTACTGTTCCATCCCCGCTGTCTGGATAGAGACAATCGGTGCAGTCACAAGAGCAAAGTGAATTATTAATTCTTGTGCTTACATTATCATAAATCCATGTGTTTCCATTTGGACAATCCTTTGCACTAGCGTAGGTAGTATTTCCACTTGAACCCACACAGATTCCTTTGATGTTTCCGCTGGAATCAAGATCATCTGCACAAGACTCTCTTTGCCATTCTGCTTCATTTGAGCATACGGCATTCTCTCCACTCTCTGTAACACCGTATCCATCAAGAACCTTCTTATAAATTTCACAAGTGGAGCTTGCTTTAGAAGTCACTCCTACAGTAGAAGTTTCATGAGGCGTTGTGCTTGAACCAAACGATTCTAACAAGCAACTTCTTCCTGAACATTCTGAAACTCTTGCCCACCACTTATCAGTTGTCTTGAGATTGTCTGTTAGATTACAATCATTGAAGTTTACTACGATTGGAGGCAATGGTCCTTGTCCACCAGGTCCATAACCTTCTTCTAATCTAAAGTTCTTTTCTTCTTTCCATTCACCACCAGCAGCAACACGAAGACCAACACCACGAACATGATCTTGAACTTGTTTCTGATCAATTCGCAGAGGACATGCTGGATAGTTATAAGGAACACATAAAGAATATACTCCGGGATTGTATATTCTTGTAGCAGGACTGCTTGGAGCAGTAGTATGTGTATTTACACAACCTGAATCATAAAGAACCCAATGCGGACTCGCAGCATATCCAAGGAATCTCTCCGCATCATTGGACTGCACTAAGCTGCCATCTAAATCTGTATCCCAACCGCTTAACCATAAATGTGGATTTGCATCATCGATAAAATCATTAGGATCAGATTTACATATTGCGTTCTTCAGAGAATCGAGGTAGCAGCGAACTCTGGACCATGCTTCATTTTCATCTTTTGCTCCCTTAGGCCACGGAAGTTGTAAAAGTTGAATATGATCTTGTTCGTCGAATGTCTCGAACAGGAATTTAAACTTTCTTGCATAAGATGGATTGATTCCTTCTGCTCCATGAGAATACCCAGTATTGTTAGATGATTGTTCTGGAATGTCCCATGAATCTCCATCCCACCAACCAGTATCCCACCAATTAGCTCCGGCGGATAAAATGCCTTCCCAAGGCGTGCAGGTATATGAGAATATATTAAATCCAGTTCCAGATATAAATTTCTGTGAATCGCTTATAAAAGGTTCACCACTAACAGACGGAGGACATGGTTGCTCTCCGGCGTATTCGGTTACTGGATCCCAACCACCATACCCGATGTCATCTAAAAGAGGCGCACCAGGCCAATCGTATTGTATGCTTGGATTAATCGTGCTATATAAAGTCCAACCGCAGTTAAGAACATCTGTACTATTAGTATCACCATCGGGTTCAATATAAGGTGTGCCACTGAATGGATTTCTTCTAACAACCTCTGAGAAAGGCCAGTTGATATTTGGGAAATTGGTTTCGGCATAATTGTTATTGCCATTCCAATCATTTATAGTTGCATCGACAGAATTCCATTCACAGCATTCTGGTTTACAATTAATGTCATCATTCGGATTATTGTAACAATAATTTAGATTAATTTTCTCTGTACATGGACATCCATTTTCAATCTGATTGCCAGTTGCTTTTCTCAACTTGAATTTGTTAACTTCCTCTCCATTATCTTTTCTTCTGATTCCTGATTGAGTTGGAACAGGATCGTTGATGAGATTTGCTCCAGCACCAGCAAAGCCCCACTGGAATTTATCGACACCGGGATACGGATGAGTCTCTGGATTTCCGCTCTTACATCCCCAACAATCATCATTAGGACATCTCAATGCCCAATAGTCATTTACACCATCATCATTATCGTCACAGCAACTAAATGTTGCATAGTCGTTTCCGGGACAGTCTACAGCACCACAGTTACTATTTGCTTCGTACCATTGTCCTCCGGCATCTGCACAAGCCTGTTGAGTCAGCACAGAACAATTACCGTCAATGCAACATGCTGCTGCTGGATCGCCTCCGGTTTCGCAGTTGGCATCGGCACAGTTGCTTCCATCGCCTTGCCATTCTCCAGCGTATAACATACAATATTGATAATCAGTTTCTAAACACGCGTGGTAAGTGTCATCAGGAACATCCAGGTCGCAACATGCTCCAATGCAAGTTATAGTTCCGCCAGAATTCTCACACGTTTGATCTTCAGTGAAATATCCGCCTATAGATAAACAATCGTCACTGGTAGTCTCTGAACATTCACCATTCAAACAACAAGCACCAGTTTGGACAGGAGGATCAAAGTCACAAGGATCATCTGTGCATACTTGACCAATATGGAAAACACCCTCAAAATCATCACAATCAGATTGTGTTGTGTCAATACATTGTTCGGAATCATCAACACAACATGCTCCAATAGGATCATCGACACAGTTATTATCAGGAGGATCGCCACCAGCACATAGTATATTTGCTCTAAAGTTGCCATCACAATTACATTTCTTTTTGTCTTCGCAAGCGTTTTCACCGCCACAGCACGCACCAGTAGGAAGCAAATTGTCAAAGTATGTAAACGTATTTAATGAACCAACATGTAAATTATCTAAGGTGTCAGGATCGTTGTTACATGCAAGTGCTGGCTGAATTGGATTTGTTCCGCTAATAATATCATTTTGTATTTTTGCATCGCAGGTAATTGGGCATAGGTTCCACTCATCATTGTCCTTAAATCCCCAGTACATTCCTTCATTATCAAATGTAGAACCTTTCCACATATATCCTGTGGTGTTTTCACTTATATCTTTATTCCATGCTGAATCATCTGCACCTTCTGCTCTCCAGTAAGATTCCCAAGGCCAATACTTATCAACTGGATCTCCGGTTGATTCTTGATGTAAGCAAACATATGAGTTTGGATTCTCATAACAAGTTTCACATGTGCAACATGGACCGGATGGAAGAGGTGTACTACAATATGCATTGCCGCCTTGTAATCCTTCCATAATCTTAGAACAGCCTGGAGTGAATAATCCAACATAGATTAATTCTGGCCCATAAGCATATTGCATTCCACTTGGAATCTTTACAATGGATCCTGGCTGCATGTCAGTGAGTTTAT